AATAGTCGGTAATTCCTTCTCCGGATTTTAGAACGCCTTCGGAACTAATTCTAAAAAAATCAGATAAGTTCTGTTTAATTCTCTCGGCGTCCGATAAAGGATTATCCACCGATAACGTTCGTGATTTATAATTTTTTAGATACTCATCAAGAGTCATACTACCTCCTATTTAAGTGAATTGACTAAGTTCTCGTATTGTTTAGTTGCGGTACTTCTTGCGATAATCTTGCAGAGATTGCCCTCATTACCCACGATATATAAAGATGAATTATAAGCGATAATATCTCCTTCTTTAGGGCTTTCTCCCGTGACTGAAGTAATCTTAGAGAGTAATTTTTGCCCTAGTACGGAAGTTTTTTCTATTCTCGAGTTAGGAGATATCTTAACCGCGAAGGAAGTTGTATTATCGGCGGTCTTGAGTTTAATCCAATCGCCGTTGGTGGTTTCGCTTTCGTCTACATGTTTATTGTCTAATATTCCGCCCAAGGATAGATTAGTTATTACTCTCGAGTTATTTACTAGAGAGTCTTCACTTAAAGTATCAGCGTTGGTGGAGATATAATTGTTGAGATAGGCGAGAACGTTTTGTTTATCGGTGTCGCTGAAGTTCTTAAATAAATCTAAGTATTCTTTATTGGTTTGAGTTTCGTCGCCGTTGATTGCGTCAACCATATTTTGAATGGTTGTGACGGAGTAAGTATTATTGTCAAGGTCGCTCTTAATCGTTGACACGACATTAGAGTTATTTGTTGTCGTTGTTTTATTATGTACGGACTCGGCGTAGTTCTTTAAAGTATTTGTATCTGTCGAAGAACCGCCATTTTGAACGAATTGATTTATAACATCTGTGTCATTAGTCTTATCGCCACTGATTAAAGAAGAGTAGGTGTTAAGGAGATTAGCGCTTTCCGTTGCTTTATTTGTGTTGTAATTTTTAAGAAGTTCGTTGAGGCTTGTATCATAAGTCGAGTTGATAGTAGAGCGATTATTAGCCATATTATTAGCGACATTTATAAGAGTTTGCTCGTTGTACCCAACACCCGAAAGTCCTGAAGATTTAAGCGCCTCAGGAAGATATTTATAGATTTTGTTTTGGAGGATATTTGAGTCGATTAGTGCTTTCTCTTTTTGGCTTTCGATTTGAGATTTTTCGAGCTCATAATTTTCGTCTAAATAACTCTTAGTAGGAGTCGCCATTGTGGTTGTCGTAGTCATCGGGGTCGTAGTCGTTGAAGTCGTAGTCGTTGAAGAAGAAGACCCAGCCCCTCCGTCTGTGATTGCCGTTCGAACATTGTTAAGCGCCCTTAGTTTCGCGTAGAGCCTCATTTCTTCATCTTCATTGTTCTTCTTTAATTTCGAGTTTATCATTTTGTATCCCTCCTACGTAGTTTTGAAACTTTTCAATATTGTTTATTTTTTTAATTATTCTTCCGCGGTATTCGTCAATTATGAAGAGATAAGAGTTCATCATCTTCATTACGCCCATTATAAGAAAGATTGATACTTGTAGGCACTTCCATACGACAAGCGCCCAAGATAGGTCGGTAATCATCGTGACGGTGAAATATCCGCCAAGAACGCCAAGAGCCACCTTAGATATGATATCTTTACCAGCATTTTGCTTTTTGTAGTCTTCTTTGGTGCGACCAAAATTGTAAGGATCGTTAGGTTTTGCCCCCTCACTAGTAAGGGCTGAGGTAGAAAGAGGAGTTAGTTTAAGTCTTAGACATTTGTAGTACATTCTTTCTTTTTTTCTTTCATCATTCTTCTCTAGGCGCGAATTGCACTGCCTTCTCTTGAAACCTTGGCCGATACCATCCTCATCGAAATAAAGAGTATATTTAAGGCCTACTGAGGCTAACATCTTAATTCTCTGCTCGCGAACGTTTTCAACGTTTTTGATTTCACACCATTTGTCAAGTTTGTCTAAGAAAGGTTCTATCTCCACAATCTTCTTCCCGTGCAGTTCGTTGGTCGCCTCAACCCGCGGGTCTCTTTCGCCGTTTAGTAGTCCTTGAACGTCCATAGTGCGCGCAATGAAGTACGAAATTAAGAATGCTACAAGACCGTCGGCGATTATTGATAAGATTGTCTTACCGCTTTCACTAATGTTATATATTGAGGTTGCAATATAAGCGATACATACAATTCCGTCAATAAAGTAGCAAAGATATGACTTAAAAAACTTACTCGCGCGCTCAGCCCTAGTCATTGCTTCATTCATACTCGTCCATATCCTTTAGTTTCCTCAATTGCTTTTGAGGTTGCTTTGGCAATCAAAAGAGCGTTCTTGTCATCTACTAGTTTAGTATCATAGTGTTTAGCGCCCATAGCGCAAAGAGTATCTCCAACCTCACCCGTGAACGCAAGAAGTGAAATGATGAATAAATCGTCTAATACACTAGCCATAAGCCACGAAAACAGTGCAACACCACCCCATAGATATACGAGTTTAGGCACTTTAATTTTAGAGAGGCACTTAAGCCCAACTACTACAAGAGCGAGAGTACACCCAAGACCAAGTTTAACCCCTTCGCTGGTCGTAGGAGCGTATTTTTCCCAATTAATGGCTATGTATATACCAACGGGAGCAACTGCTGAAATAGCGCCCGTTAATTTAAGAAGAAGAGATTTAACCTTATCGCCCTTCTTCATCTTCGCCAACCTTACCGATTGCCTCAGCCGTTCCGTCCTTAACGTTCTCAATCTTAGACATTAGCCCTATTTTGGTTATTTTTTCAGTATTGAGTATAGCGTCCTTAATAACTTCATATTGAGCCGTATTATCGGTATAATACTTAGACATCTCTTGAATTGCGTTAGTTAGGTCTTTAACCTCGCTTTGGAGTTCTGCCACATTATTGGTCGTATCATCAAAACCACTACTTTGATTTTTAAGTTTCTCAATGGTTTTCTTAATCCTAAAAACAATAGGAGCCATAAGACCCCACGCAGCGACTAAACCCGATATAGCGGAGATGATCGCGAGAACAATTTGATTTTCAAAGATAGCGTTTGTTTGGTCGCTCACATACTTAGAGATGTCTGCTACCATATCTTCATAAGATTTATCCGCCGTTTCTGTCGTTGTTTCTTGTGTTTCTGTCGTTGTTTCTTGTGTTTCTGCCTTCGCTCTAAGTGGAGCAATAAAGAATGATAGCAATAATGTTCCACTTAAAATAATTTTAAATATTTTCATTTTTTCCTCCTTAACAACCTGTTTTACCTTTTTTCTTCTTCTTGCACTTAGCCATTGTTTATATCTCCTTTTATGTTATTGTTCTACTATTTTCGCTAAAAGTTAATACTGAGTTCCTATAATAATTTGAATTAGAACCTATATAGAAATCAATTGAAAATCCTTCAACTTGAAGACCTGAATAATCATACTCTATAATCCCTTCTTCTCCTGGCGCAAGAACTAAAGCCGCAGAATAAGTATCTGCACTTGAATCCAAAGATGAAGCGTCTGATTTTGATATAACTTTAATTGGGTATGAACTATTATTTGTAATAGTAAAATCGTATGATCCTGACCCAAAAATGTCTCCCGAGTAGTCACATACCATTGTAGGGGTTGCCACTGAACTAGTTTCGTCTAAGTCAACACTGTCCATATCAGTAACTGTTTGATGACTATCGGAGAATGTTGCAAAGAATGATTTATTTGTTTGCGCTGCATCAGAAGAACACCCCTTCATTACTGATATTGTTCCCCAACTATCAATGGTAGTGGTAGTTGAGTTTGAACTTGTGATTGTAAAAACATCATCGACGAAACCTTCAGCACTTAACGAATATACACAAGAAACAGGATAATCATTTGGGTTATAAATAAGTGCAGAACTATCTCTAACTCCTGTATTAGTTTGAACCACAATTGGACTTAATAATTCAACATAACTCGTTACTGTCGTTGTTTGACTTTTATCTTCTCCATAAGTGAAATAGACGCTATTTTCCGCAGAAACGCACACCGTTGCAGAATACATACTTTCGGTATAGGTAGACGTAGTATTAGCAGGAATATTTTTTGTCGCATTGTACGTTGAGCCCATTATAATTGAGATATGAGCCGTCACTGCGATTGAGTTTGAGTTCGTTATATTCAAGGTTACATAATAAGTATTTAAACTCCTTGTCATTGTATAAGTTATTGACGGAGCTGTAAATGCTGTTGTGTTGTCGACTTGTCCTGTCATATCCCAAAGCAAATTTCCATTACTAAAAGGTAAAAATCGATAACCAATGTTTGCCGTTCCTGTTAGATTGTATACATCTCCATAATAAGCATACGCCGTATTTCCAACAATTACATTGCTATAGATAACTGTATTATCTAAGTATGAACCGTCTGTTTGCCTCGTTGTTCCTGCTGAGGGCTCAAATGTACTTGTTCTTGTATATTTAAAGGTCTTAACTGATGAAGCCTTAGTCAAATTAATAGAAAGAACTTTCGCCCATATATAATTTCCGTCCTTCTTAATCTTTTTAATATCAGTTCCTTTATAGGTTACCGATGCTACGCCACTCCCTTTATAAGCAATACTCATTTTAAGTTATCTCCAGGGTTGTTCCATTCAGGGTGTAAGTAAGCGAACAACCATTAGCAAGAGTATAACCATTGATTTTAGGTACAACAATATTTCCCGTATTGAAGTAGTAGCAGAATTGATTTGAAGTCGATGTCGTTGAAGGATTGACTATAAATACTCCGTCATTCGATGCAAGAGCCCATTGTTGTGTTGTTCCCCTCGCCATAACAATTTGAGTTGTTGTTCCTGTCGAACTATTAGAACTACCGCCATTTAAGAATAAATGACCCGTTAATGGATTAGTAGAGCCAGCCGATAAAGGTAAATAAGAAGATGAACTTTGTGAAGCCATTGTTCCAAATGTGCCTCGAGAGCAAGTTGTTAATGATGATGAACCAGCTATTGGTGAATACTTATTAGAAAGCAATTCTCCATTTTCTTTAAAACTTAACGCACTTATATTTCCACTAGGACTAATTGTAATATTATTATTGGTTTGGTTGCCGAACGTAAAATCAAAATATGATTTTTGTGCTCCATATTTAGTAAATGTTGAGCCGTCTTGCGATAGATTTGGACGCGTAAGTTTATAATCAATTTGTGTAACTTGAGTTGTGTGTGCTGAATTTCCTTGGATTATAAATTGAACTTTTGTTCTGGAATAGTCGCCTTCATCACTACACGATTGAATATACTGATTATTAGCATTCGTACCAATGTAATCGCTAAAGTTATATAATTTCCAGCCTGTTGTCTGTGGAGCATAAGTATTATATACTCTTAACTGTGCGCTATCTGGCGTATAAGTGTAATAGTATGATAAGTAATATGTACCATATGGATATCCTGCGAATGTTCCGCTTCCTGCACTGTTAAATTGAATTGCAACTTTCATATAACTGTCACTTGGTATAGAACCAGGATTACTTTCGTAAGAGCCGTCAAATAAGTTGACCGAACTCAGGGTGCTTACTACTGGACTATCAACAAAGTAATTATCATCAGTTACTGCTTTAGAAGTATCGATATAAGGATAAGTTACTCCACTTACTACTTTTTTATGAATGGTTGTTGTAACATAAAAACGTTTATCTGCAGCATAAAAAGCATTATTAAGAGCATTAATATATAATCTTCTTCCACCAAACGGATTTGTTGGCATTAATACATCATTTAAGTTAATTTTGTTGTTTAGTAAAGAAGATACTTCCGTGGCTGTAACGAAAGGTAATGTGTCCCAAGTTGTCCCGTTGTATCTCTTAAGTGATACTGACATATTGACCTCCCTATGTTGTTACGAACCATAAATCATTTGTTCTCATTCCGGTTGGCGTGCTAGTTCCATAAAATATTTTATTTGAATTAGTGTTTACATAATTCCGTGTCGCAAGAACCCCGTTATATTCATCTGGTAAGTAAATAGTAACATCATTTACTAAACTATCATCGCCTCTTAAATTGGTGGTATACCCACCTTGAGATTGAAAATATAAATTATTAAACTCGTTATAGCCACTCCAAATTTGGTGGCTTGCCAATGTTCCACCAGCAAGTTTGCCATAATCAGTAGCCGTTTCTTTCGCCATTGTTCCAAAAGTATACAAAGTTCCACCAATTCCAAAAGTAGTTAAACTAGATGAACCAGCGAGCGGGGAATATTTATTAGATAGCAGTGTTCCACCTTCGGTTATAGTTCCACTTACAGAAAGGTTTCCGTTAATCGCTCCACCAGCAAGAGGAAGATATGTAGTCGTTATTACACGTCCTGCTCCGTCTTGAGTTGCTTTAGTTGCTGATGTTGCTGTCGCTGCGTTTCCGCTAATACTGTTAGTTAAAGTTAGCGCACTTGAACCATTGTAGATAGTGCTACCTATAAAGCAATAATTGCCCGTTGTTCCACTGACTGAAGAGGCTACCTTAATATAAGTCGCATTAGAAGCGTATGGAACCGTGATAGGCGTTGCCGTTGCTGTTCCTTCATTTCCAGCCGTGGTAAGTGCGATTTGATTTCCACTCGTTTCAAGAGTTAGTCCAACAATTCCCGTCTTTCCGTTGACTGAAATCATTGCGTCCGTATTATCGATTTTTACCCAGCCAGCACTGTTGGCGACTGCCCAATCTCCTACCGCAAACGTAATCGTGCTGAAAGTTCCCGACACGCTGGCGACAAAATAAAAACCTTGATATGTCGCATAATTTGAGGTTGTGAACGTGATAGTTGCAGTGCTTACACCAAGTTCCGCTTTTGCGTTGTCTGTCAGTGTTGCGACTCCTGTTGACGGAACAAACGTCCCGCCATAGATGAGATTACCGAGAATGTAGTCGGGTAAGAACGTACTTTGGATTTTATCTGAGCCATTTAATAGTGCAGTGCTTCCAACGCTGTTATAGACGTTTTGGCCTAAGGTTTTTGGGTATAGTTCGTCCCAAGTACTTCCGTTATATCTTTTTAATAATCCACTTGAAGCCATCTTATTCCCCCTTTAAATCGTTTAGTTCATAACTTTCAACGTCAATCGATAACTCAGTTAGGCCTTGTAGAACCTTTAACGTGGACTCATAACTTCTCACTAGATGATTAGTTCCGTTGATGAGTTTTTTATAGGTTTCATCATACTTTTTAAGTTTTTCTTCGTAATCATCACTAACACGTTTTAAGTTATCGGCGTTTTGTTTCGATTGAATGTTAGTATCGGTTGAGGCTCTAAGTTCACTAATTTGCTTATCTTTGAAACTCAACTGACTTTTGAGAGTGTCGATTTCGCTTACGCTCCCTTCTAATTTGGAAATGTAATTCAGTAATTCTTGCTTGGTGTTTTTTAAATCCATATATCTCTCCTTTTATATTGTGAAATTTCCGCTTCCTTGATTTGTGTAAAATACTTCTTCAACTCTATCTAATAGGCCAATAACGTTATCTAAGTTCTTGACGGGAACAAAATCTCTAACTAAGACATTGTTGTCCCACATTTTAAGCCCATAGAATTTCATTGTTGATAACTGACTAGCACTTCCGTTTATATTATTGGCGAAAATGAATAACGGTAATGTTTTTTGAACCCCTCCCGTGTAAGCCGTGCTCGAAGATACGTCATCTAATACCGCCGTTAAATTACTACCGTCACTTGAATATTGAATATTATGTTCGGTGTTAATTGATATCGTTTGTGCAAGAACTCCAGGTGTACTTCCAAAATACAATCTTAATGTACCACTATAATACCAAACCCCCGTATACTTAGGATTAACACTTGATTCGCTCCCTATAAGTGATGTATTGTTAATAATGCTTGGGAGTTCAAAATCTAAACTTGTTTTGACAATGTCGCTCGTCCACATATATCCTGTATTTATGTATTGTGTTCCCGATGATTGAATATAATTTAAATAAGTGTAATCTGATACTGCTACAGCGGTTATAACGATACTTCCCGTGACAGAGGGAATAGATACAACTCCATTGGAATAATAATTTCCCACAATTCCGCCCATTGAAACGACAACCGAAGAAATATGGCAGAGGGAAGATGGTGTTAATGTTGCTGTATAAGGCTCATTTACTACACCCTCTACTGATGAATTAGAAGTTGAAACTAAGGTAAGATTGTTCGTGATTGAAAAGGTAGTATAAACTGAGAACCATAAGTCATCTAATTCGTGCGTATAATTATTCACATTGTCGTTGTTATATATTTGCTTACGGGCTTTGGGAATAGTTATTGAGTTCGTGTAGATTTGAACCCCGTTCACATTGGAGACAACGATCGTCAGAACATTGGTGTTTTCATCGAGGGAAATATCCACTGATCCTACGGATTCCGTTCTTGTTGACTTGGCCTCGTTCAGTATTCTTCCTTGATTGGCTGATAGGGCTGATGATGAGTCATTGGAGCGTAGATTATCAACGATTATCGTATCGCCACCACCGCTCCCCGAATTGATTGCGTCAATTACTCGATTGATTTCGGCGACCAGCGAATAAGTGGGGTCGGTCATCGGCTTAACGAAAGCGTCTTTAATTCTTTGTGCCGAGTATCCCGAGGCTGTCGGGTGATTAGGAAGTGCGTCCGCTGATTTTTGTTTTATTTTGATAATGGTTTCGTTCGAGACATAAGGTATCATTCGACACCTCTTGTTTTGCCATTCACACTAAACTCTACGTTGAACGAAGAGAGCGCAGCGTCTCCCTCGGTATCACTTTTCCACTTAAATTGAATATAGTTGAAGTCCTTAGTTTTAATCCTTTTACGATAGGAAGTCGCAAAACTCCCGTCAAAAGTAAACTCCTCAAAACTCATCGACTCGAAGTTGAAAACCTTGTCCCCGCGGATTTGGTATCTGTTTAGATAATCCGCAAAAGAATGGGTTTGATAAATGTATTGAAGATAGGAGACCTTAGTATCATACCCAAACTCAAAGTTGCCGGGTATTCTGTCTCCGTTCATTACGGTTATCGCTCTAAGGGTCTTACGAAGATTATTAGCCCCGAGAGCGGTTATTGAACTAAACCACTCTGATACTATCGGTTCATAGTGTGTTCTTTTACTTAGTCCTACCGAGTAGGTATATGAAGTTTCGTTGTGATATTGCTTAGCCGGGGAATAAAGACACGTTGTATCGTCCTTAAATCTTTTAAGGTGGAAGCAATGGTTGGCCTCGTCTAAATCACACACGAAGAAAGAGGCGTTTTCGATTATTCCATAGATAGCATATTTTGAATTGGATAAAGTTTGGATTTCGCCTAGGCTATTTATCAGTTGAAAACTATAAGGCTTATTATTTTCTAGGATTAAATTGTGAATATAACTTCGCCCATTTTCAGCGTTATTGACCGGCGCGTTTCCTCCGGGTTTCACATAGACCGGCATATTTTCGTAAAGGACTAGACCGGTGTCGACTACTCCTAAATTATCGGAATATACCCCGCTGATTGTCGTTGTATCAATTCTAGGGTATTCATAGAATGCGGTTGGGTTATCAACGGAATAATGCGGGTCTTTGAGTTCGTCTGCAATTTGGTAAGTGGTTGATGTATCACCGATATAGATTAAGTCGCCATTATGCATAGTATAAGAACTTGAATAAGCGACAGAAACTTCGCCATTATCGCCGTCAGTCGATATTCCAAGAACCCCCGAAGACAGAGTTGTTAACTCTCTATCGGTTCTTTCTTCCACAAAATGATAAAGATAGTTTCCGTTTGTGAAGTAAAGTTTATCATTGATTACGAAAATCCTTCGAGCGGTAATATTCCACTTCCACCACTCATACTCGAACGTTGTATCCGGGTTAAGATTAGATTGAGAATATTTATAATTGGCGTCAGCGATATAAATAAAGCCCTCTTCCGGAAATGAAAGATAGTATCTATTTTTAAATACGCACGCGCTGACATTCGTTGCGTTCAATGTTTTTAATTCATTGTTGATGAGGGTCGACCTTTCTTTGACATATCTTTCAGTCGAAAGATTACTTCCTGGCGTGAGAGCGAAAACGCCATTTTTGGAAAAGAATAAGGTATCGCCAACTAAGTTTCCGAACACGCGCGAGTTAATGGCGGTTTCTCCTACGGTTCCCGCTGTCACCGGAAATACAGCGGTGTAAAGAGAATAATCATCAGCGGTTTGAGTTGCGCTCGTCATGTAATAGATTGTAGGGTCATTCCCGTTATATTCCTTGTATATGGCAAGAGTGGAATCTGATAGTCGTTGAAGACCGGTAATCTTAGATTGTCCTCCTACGATCGTATAGTTATAAGCCGGAAAATAACTAAAATCGTCCATAGCCGAAAAGAAAACATAATTAGGATAATTCTTATTTCCCGACAAAAATAAGCGCCCAACGTTCGCCGTTTCAGAGAACACAACCCCGAAGGTCGTTCCCTCAATTTGGTTTATCATCTCTTGAAGACCGCCCGAGTCATTGGCTGTATATTCTACTGATATATTGTCAGAGCCAGCGAGAACGGGAGCGTATGCTGAGGTTAATTGAATGCCGATATATTCCCCGTCTAAAAGATAGAGGCTCCCGATTAAGTTTTCTCCTACTTGGCTAAAATCTGCGTTGGTGGTGTAAAGAGATGTTGATAGACCACTAGAATTATTATTAATCGCATAAACTCTATATGTGACATCGTTAAGAATATAGTCGATAGTAATTCTTATATCTTGGTCGATATCGATTTCGGTGTCCAATAAATAGATACTGTTGGCTGTTCCGCCTAAACAAGTATTTACTCTCTTCTTAGTAAGCATGTTTAAGGGTTCAAAAGACGTTCTTGTGTCTGTTGTATCCCCACTTCTATTAATGCCTATGGTAGTTTTCGGGATATAAACATGGTCTGCCATATCGATGCTTGAACTAATAAAAACTTGAGTGTCGAGAGAAAGACCGCTTAAATCTAAGACATATAATCCGCTTAAACCTAAGGCGTGTTTTTCGCTTATGCAATAGATTAGACTACCTTGCTGGTAAAAGTTAACTTCAGACTCAAGTAAAGAATAGAAGCCTACACTTCCTATGAGGGAAAAACTTGGGCTATAACATTTAATAGTTGTTAGTTTTTTACCACTATCTTCGTTTTCGAACACCATTAATATAGCGTAGGTGCTTTCGTTGTTTCTCACATAGTTATAAGTGAAAACTTTCGTAAGGCCTTCAGAAAAAACCGGTAGTCTTTCGTATCCGGGTCTTTTATGGTTAATACCGTTATCGTTAATGAGGTTATACATTAATACGGAGCGCGAAGGCTTAGCGTCAAGCGGTGAACTTTGGGTATCAAGCCCTCTAAAATCCCCGAACTTAATGGTTTTAATCGGTTTAACGGAGATATTAGTCGAGGCTTTCATAATTTATACGTTTCCTCGACTACGGCTTGGGCTATACCTTGGGTCTTATAAGCGATTATTTGGTTAAGTTTCTGTTCGTACCAATTCATCGCCTCGCTGGCCTCGTTAGGCTCGTCTTCACGATACAATTCCCCTTTTATGAAATAAGGAATTAGCGAAACAATATTCCCCGGCAACGTGAACGCATAATCGTCAGTATTAGACGAAGTAATCATGTCAATAGCGGGATAATATTCGATTTCATAACTTCCCACATAATCGGGTAAATATATCTTATTTCCGGTGCGCTTATAAGGAATATTTTCCAGATAAAATGTATCGCCGAAAAGATTAATTTGTTTAATGTCGTAGAAGTTATCAAGAGTGGAAAGATTGAACGACCTTTTTCCTCTCTCGTTGGTCGTTGTAATTGTAAGCGACAATGGTTCTAATACTTTTTTTATTTCGATATCCTTAAGACATCTGTTAATCGAGCCGTTCATATTTTGAAGATACGGCCCGTAATTTTCATCGTTATAGTAGTCTGCAAGAGATGAGGCGGTAATCGCGTCATAAGTCGCAAACATAATTTTTAATGCTTGTATCTTAATGTCACCAAGTGTCATAAATCCTCCAAGGTGAAAGGGGGTTTTGACCCCCTCCCACTAAATGTAATGTGCGTCGAATAAAATCTTAGCAACAGTCTCGGGTACTTCTATGCTCTCACCACGTTTAATGTTCCAATGATAACCATTAATTGTGACGGGAACTACCATATCGCCGGGATTAAAAGGGTCTACTGCGATTTTAATTCTCACCTTTTTTTCGGCGTTGATTGTTGCTCCGGTTTTCTCTGCTTCTTTAAAGTCTTCCATACTTTCTCCTTTGGCTTTTAAGCCTTAGGCAATTTTACTACGCGCTTGCTGAAACTTTTACGTTTACAATTCCGTTTTGGTCGAGTATCTTAGCGGTGAATAAGGCTTTCCAACCGATAGTAGAAACTTGGTCGAGAGCGTCCGTAGGTTGTTTAACGATTAGCGAAGGTTTTCCGCTTCCGTCAACGTCTACTACTCCATAAGAGTTCTTCCCAAAGAAAAGACAGTTATGTAAAGTAATTTCGCTTCCTCCAGCTTCTGTTTTAACGTTCGTGGACTCGATAAATCTCACGCCATAAAGTTTTCCAATTTCGCCCTTATAGATGTTAGCCCCACCATTGTTCGATTGGTTAACTGCTTTCCATTCAGCGTCAGCCATTAGGTCGGCAGATACAGACGGGTCAATAACTGCGATATAATAACCGTCTATCTTAGCGATATTGTTGTTCTTTAAGGTTCTTGCAGCTTTCTTAATTTCGCTTGAAGAGAGATAAGATGTTGCTGCAACGGTTGCTGCGCTGGCAGCTCCTCCGCCATATTGAACGTTGGTTCCGGCTGCGATTACATCTCGAACGATTGTATCGATTGTTAATCCGGCTTGGTCTCCAAGGATTTCAGTTGCGTCGCTGATAACGTTATCAACAGCGGTCATATTAAGAACGTCAGTTACGTCGGTATATGCGCCATATTGTGATACGCTAGCGGTGAGTTCGGTCACAGTTAAAGCGGTGACTGCTGGAAGAGTTCCCTCAGTTAATGCGGTTGAAGCCGGTGCTAAACTTGAATATTTTCTAAATGACGCGGTTTTTCCGTTTCCAGCGGGAATATTTCTCTTCTGGCCGTAATCGGCGTAAACGAGATTTGGTTTAGTTCTTTCAATTAAAAGTTTGTCGTAAAATTTGCCCATTTCTGCACTTAATGCAGTAGTTGTGTTAGTTGCCATAATTAGCCCCTTTCACAGAGGCCTTTACCTCTGTGCGTTATTGTTTTTTTCGGATTTCGGCGTACCTCCGTTCAAACTCTTCAGATGACATACTGCCCCAATCTATCTCTTGATCCTCGCGATTATTTCTCGCTGAGCCCGGTGTTGAATTGTTATTGGCGATAGTCTGAGCGGCCTTAGCCTGTTCCTTTTTTGCGATTTTTGCTTGGAGTGCGATAAAACCTCGATATACTTGATTGAGTGATTTCACTCCAACTTTGCCGTCGGCGTAGTCCTTGAAGTCCTCGTCTTGGAGCAATTCCCTAATATCTATGTTGGGGTTTTCTGTTTTAAAAGCCTCTATGTCGCTTCGAGCTCTCAAGTTGTTTTCTTCAATTTCTTTTGCTTCGGCCTGTGCCTTTCTTTCCTTTTCCTTTAGGTATTTGGGAAAGTCGGCTAATGGGTCACCTCCATTCCGTTTAATTTCTCTCATATTGAGATACTCTTGAACGTCAGAGTCGTCTTTCATTTCTTCCCCGGTGAAAGGATTTTTCCCTTCAAGGGTGTCAATGATTGACTCGTTGCGGATTTTAGTTTCTGAGGCTTTTCTTTCCTCTTCTCTTCTCTTCCGCGCTTGTTCGCGATTTTCTTCCGGAGATTGTTTTACATCTTCGAAAGCGATATCGTTTGTTTCTTTCTCCACTGTTTCCGTTTCAGCGACTTCCGGAGTGGAAGGAGTCTCCACAATTGTTTCCGCTATTTTTTCTTCTGGCATTTCTTTTCCTTTCGATTTTTCCGCTATTCGTGCGCGATTTGTGATACCGGTGATACATAGACTACTTTGTTTCCTGACTCATCTACTACAAACTTATACGGAGAGACGGTATTGTCATCTCCTATCAATAATCCATAATAATGACACTTTGGATTTCTGCACTCGTGTTTTACTATGGTGTTGACCCGTTTTATAAAGGTTTCATTCCCACAAAAAGGACATTTCATTAGTTTATCCCCCTATTTAATAATTCTTGAGCGAGGATTTTATTATCTTGGGTAAGTTCAAGTATTTTCTTGCCCGCGTCCGTCGTTGTAAGGTTTTGAATGGCCTCATTACTCTTGATGATTTCGCTATTGGCTTGTTTTATTCTTTCGATATAAGTGGCTTTTAATTCCGCAATATCCTTTTCTAATGACTCATTTTTATTGACGATTGTTTGGACGTTTTGTATCGTTGATTTATAACTCTCGAGCGTCTTAGCCAACTGCTCGATATAGGCTTTATACTGAGTGTTTTCGGCGCTTAGTTGATTGTTGGTTGCGCTTAGAGAGGATTGTTTATTTTCTTCGCTCTTATTCAATTCTTCTATAAGACTAGATTTATTGGAGATAGCGTCCTCCGGATAAAGCGAGACGAAGGCTTTGGAGTCAATCGCTCCCACTCTTAAAAGTGTCTCTAACATGGCGATATTACCCGCCGTTGAGGCTTTAGAGCCCGAAATAACTTCCACTGCCGTCTCGATATCTTTATCCTCATAATCCCTTGAACTGAAAGTATCATTAACAACGTTATTATTAGTGTCCTTATAGGCGAAAGAAATATCGGTATAATAAAGTTTATAGAATTGGACTAGAATAGCCCCTATTTGCTCTTTGAAGTTCCAAAATGAGTCTCTCAGTTCCGCTATTGGGGCTTGTGCTTGGTTTTGAAGGGCAGAGATTGCAGCGCCACTCATCGAGGAAGAAACTGTCTCTCCGGTCATTACTTCCGTTGCCCCGGTCATACTTCTGTTTAAGTTCACAATGCTGTCAATTAAGGTTAGTGGATAAGTTTGAAGACCTTGCTCCGTCATCTTTCTTATACCGTTCCCGGTTCCCGAATAATCGGTTAAAACCTCTCCGGGTTTATTTGTTATTTTCTGTTTTAATGCCCCGGGTACTGTTATATATTTGCCCCAAGCGTTATTTTGAATGTTTAAAAGAGACATCGCGAGGGTGAAGTTAATGCTCTTTTGGTTCATAATGAGCCCTTCTACCTCGCCTATTCCGTAGATACTTCCTTCTTTGGGCTCATATTGTTCGAAGGCAATCGGGTAGAGAGTAGCCACATACTTCTTCTCTTCCGGTGTAAAGGCTTCTCCTTGAATGGTTTGAAGTGCTTTATTTATGTCGGGGGTTATCAAAAACTCTTTTCGCACCATTCCCGTTCTCGTCCCAATTTCGCAGAAAACTTCTTTCCCTTTTCTAAAATATCTCGTTAAGACTGTCACAAGAGAAGTTGACTCTTGCTCGGTTATTCCATAAGCGTTATTTTCTTCGCTATCGGCTTTAATGTCACTGCCAAGCGAAGGGTCACACCTTTTTAGGACGGATTTAAGTGGTTCTCTTGAAGATATAATTATCGACTCTTGTTTTTGAATGTTGGCCTCGTTCGGGTTAGAGACAAAAATATGTAAGGGGTCAATGACTTCGGCGTCAATTCCACCGCTTATTTTTCCAATATTTGATATTAAATCTTTATTCCAAAAGAAGTGAATAATCCAATTTCCTTTAATCGCTGCGTCTTGGGTGGCTTTACTTTCGAGTTTATCTAAGTTCATTTTCTTGGATTGATAATCCGCGAAGTGATTAAACTTCTCCATATCGCTGTCATCATAACTTCGATAAGTGATTTTAGACTCATAAGAGAGGATAGAAGCCTTCTTACTTCTTACGATCATCTTGATTTCGTTGATAACGGGGCGAGGTAGGTTCTTAGTGTCCTCGGTTGACTCCGCCCATTGTTTACCCTCGTAAAAACGCACAAAAAGCGGGATTTTATTCCGCATATCTGTCGCGGTTTGATAACTAATTCCGTCTTGGTATTCTTTCCATAGTTTGGTGGTCTTATCTTCCATTTCTATCTCCGTTCAAATACTCATCTAATAAGGTTTCGGAGTCGGGGGCGTTCTTAATCTTGTAGATAACGTCATCTATATCTTTGTTTCTTTCTTTGTATTTCTCTTCGAGAACACTGATTGACTTTTCTAAGTTGTCAATTTGGGTTCTTAACTCCGAGTATTCTTTGATTAGTAAGTTAGTTATGCTGTTTAGTTCAGTTATTTTCCTATTCAATTAAAAGTCCTCCCAACTCATATATTCATTGCCTTTTTCTTCATCATCGAAGATTTCTTTATACTTTCTATCTGGTTCTTTCTTCTCGATTATCCAATTGTTGTCTTGCTGATGATTGATGAAGTGCGCGATTGCGGAAGCCATGACTAAGTCATCGTGGCAACCTATCATCGCCGATGTACTGCCATTATCTTGCTTAACAAAAGTCATCATCTCTTTGAGTGTTTCCATATCGCACTCAATTTTTGGGTTCTCACGGAACTTTCTCACGAGTTCACCGATTATTACGGGTTTTGTGTTAATCGTTGTCCTAAAGCCTAAATCCATTGCGGCTTGTTTACTCGCGGAGTCAATTTTTTCGGTGTGATAAAGTCTTGGATAACCTAAGGCATTCAACCAAATCATTGGTTCTCTTGAGAAGTTGATTTCACAGCCAATTAAAGCGTCGTGATACATTTTACCGAGGCAATAGAGTTGTTCGGCGTAGAGGTCATCGTCCATTTTCTGCTTTCTTAGGGTGGCATAACATTCATCAGTTAGCCCACTAATAACTTTCGCTGTGAAAAAGTCTATTCCACTTCCAGCAGTATCCCCACCGATTGCGTAAGGTTCTCTTCTTATTTCTTTTCGGCCTTGAGAGATGATTTCTTCCTCAAGAGGAGGTTTGTGGATAGTGATATATCCCGTTTTATCCTCAACGAACTTAATATCTTCCAAAGTCGTTGTGTATCCCGCAATCTCTTCTCCTATATACTCGGGGGTTATTTTTTTACTATACTCGAAGAAACCTAAGACACCGTCTTTAACTTCGAGCATTCTTTGATTGATTTTATCGGTGTCAAATATCGAGTTTCCGCTTGAGATAAAGGCTTCTTCTGGACTGCACGGATACTCTTGCTTGATTAAGTCCTTATCGATATAGGAATCATATTTCTTCGCATACCAAGCAATCTGTTCGGTATCTAACCCGATATGTTCTAAGGTCTTAATTCTTTCTTTGAGCCATGAATCGGTGGTATCGAGATATCTATAGTCATCCGTGCGATATTCGTCCGTTTTCCACCACTCATAGAAGAGGTCAATACATGACTCGCTATCCCATAATTTCTTAAAATCGTTATAGCCGTTCGCGGTGGACTCGTAGATGATCGTCGCGTTATCGACTAAGGCTTGCCCGATTCCGGCTTGTAAATTAGATAGATTACAATTATAGAAACCAACTTCGGAGTAGTGAATAAAATTGAGAGTTCTTGAACGGCCTATATCGTCTGTCGCTGTAGCACATCTCCACGAAGAGTTTTTCTTATCAAAGAATAGTTCGTTTCTATTATTAAACTTCTCGTGAGGATGAAGCATTCCGCTCAGTCTTTCATAAACCACTCGGGCTTTATCGTTAAAGATTGTCGCGGTATTATCGTTTCTATCGGCGATAGTAAAACCGGAAAAGTTTCGACACCATATCGCATAAGATAGTTGCATAGCGGTCACTAAGGAAGTGAACCCTTGCTGACGACCTTTGAGAATAATAAAAGGTTTTTCAAGCCCGTATAACTCAAGTTTCGCAACGAAGTCTTTTTGAACGTCATTAAGAAAAAATGGAACTGTGTTTCTTTCCTTATCGACAATGGTAAAAGCCACTTCAATTAAGAGATAAGGCTTTTCACATACTTCCTTCCAAGCGAGATTGCTTTCTTTTGGAAGTTTTAGGATTTCAGCTATACATGCTTCAACATACCTATTATCAAGCTCTAAATCGTGGTTCTCTTTCCATAGTTTTTTGCGTTTTTCTATAAGATTTTCAATCATTTGACACTCCAAAATGGTAAAAACCTAGGTAATTGAGGTATGTTTTGACACTTTTTGCTAAAAATCATCTATAGATTGAATGGAAAAATTACCTTTTACAATGGTATTGGCCTTACCTTCAATGATTAGTTGCTTATCAATCATCGTCCCATTCGCAACCGACATTTTCTGTATTGTTGTCGCAACCTCGGGTCTAATATACCCATTTTCGCTCTCTTCCTTGGCTTTTCTTGCCGTATTAACCGCTATATCTAGCTGTGAATCGACAATCAGTTTCACTTTGTTGCGGATTTGAGTTTCATACTCTTTCTTTTTTTTCTCTTCGATGACACGCCTCAATTCTTCTATTTTCGGCTTATTGTTGTCTAACCAACGCTTGAGCGTTGAGAACGGAATGTTTAAATCGCGAGAAACTTCAGAGATATTCATCTTCTCCGCGTATGCAAGCAAAGCATTATGCACTTCTTCGGTTGTATAAGTTACATATTTCATTGTCACCTCATTAGAAAGAGCCTATAGATTGCTCCATAGACTCTTCCTTGGAGTTCTATTAACTCCATTATTCAATTAATGCAGATAAATAGTGGTGTCGCGATTTTTAATACATTTTTTAAACCCGTTAATAATTTTGATTACTTGGCGCCTTGAATAAGATGTTATAAGAGCGGTTTGGGTGAAGCTAACTCCCTCAAATACGTGTAGAACATAGACTTTGAGTTGAATATCAGTATTAGAAAGTTCTTTTATAACGTTCATACAGTATCTTTTTCTATTTTTGTTTTCTGTGGTAGTTATCTCCGCAAGAAACGCGAGAACTCTTGAATTAATTATCATATTCTAGATAGAGATTAGAGCCTATTTCTCTAATTTTTAATTTTAATTTCATTCTCTCTTCGATTTCATCTTTATCTTCTTTGTGGAAGATGATACATTTTTTCTTTTTAAGAAGGTCTCTAATGCAATCGGAGATATAAAGATTATGATATTGGTCTCTAGAGCGTTTTTTATTTTCAGAGAATATTCCCATTGAGATTGACTGATAACACTTATCTTGAGCGCTCATTTCACTTTAATACCTACTGTTTTAACTACTTCGCTGGTGAAGTATTCTGGGTGATCTTTTTTAAGGCTTACCATATCTACTTCTTCCGTTAACATAATTTTGGTGTATTTTTTTAAGACGCTATCGGGAATATTTTGTTTTTCTACGCTTTTCTTAATTTCATAGATTGTAATATCATCGTTCTTGTATTGAATTAGTCCGCTATTTTGGAAAGCCTTTTTTAAACTAGTTTCAAGTTTTTTATTGTTTTCTACGATGACTTTTTCTTGCCTTTTGTTTTGGATAAAATCTTGAATTAAAGAAAGTTGCTTCTGTTCGAATAGAATAACTTCCCTATTTATGAGTTCATCTCTTTCTTTAGTATCCTTATTCTTGAAAGCCTTTAGTGCTCTTTGAATATCTTCGCTTGATTTGAACGCTATTTCGATGTATTCGGCGTTTTCACCTTTCGGTAGCCATATTATCGCTCCATAGTCGCAAAACGTTTCTAGAGCGTAATTATAGAGAGATAATTGCCATATTACTTTGGCTTGATTTAATTTACTTACGGTCTTGTAATCAATTAGGACTCTCTTGCCGTTTTTAGTGGCTATGGCGTCTAACCTTCCAGCGTAGTCGTTAAGATGATGAACCATTTTTTCTGATTCAATAAAATCTAATTTTTCGCTCTCCTTTATTTTTACAAATTCTTTGAGAGAATTTTCTATGTTTACATCATTGAAGACGAAGTTTGGGTGGTTAGTATTATAGAGCTCAATTACCTTATGAACGTCCTCGCCGTATTGAGCTTTATCTTCAAGAATCTTGGGATCAACATTATCATATTCGTTTGGGAAAAGAAAATTGATAATGTCGGAGACCCGAGGAAGGCCAAAACCATTAAGATAATACTTCTGGGCGTCTTGATCATAAATTAATGTATCAGTTGGCTTAACGATTATTTCCATTTTTTGCCTCCGCTTCATCTTCAAAATAATCGCCCGCAAAGTCGTTAAAGTTGTCATTATCTTCCAGCACTTCAAGCAAGTTAAAGTCGTCAATTAGATTCTTGTAATCCACTCCAGCCCCGTAAAGCCGTTCAAAGTAAGCCTGAGCGCATTCATACATTTCGTCGGTATTTGGCTCGAAAGAAAAATCTCTATTTCTATCATCAATGTAGATTATTTTCATCGTCCTCCTCAATTTCACGTAGTTCCCATTGCTTTTCTTCATTTTTGAGTTGGTTTATTGTTTCTTCTAAGATAATAATCTTTCCGTTAAAATCGCCATAAGAACATAAATATTCGGTGTCAGGCTTATATCTAAAAGCCAAAGGACAACAATGGCAACTGAATTGGTCATCACATATTTTCTGTATTTCTTCTCTAGTTAAGTCTTTAATCCGTTTTTTCATCTTTTTTCCTCCTTAATAATATCTCTTAGTTCGTAAGATGTTTTGATTTCCGCGCTGTCGGCGATTGTGATTAGTGCGTCATAGAGTTTAGAGGCGCGGTAATCTTCATACTCTTTTTGTTTTTTGTGATATTCCTCGATTGCCATTTGGCGGGTGTTGCTCCTAAGGATTGTGGCGCCCGTTCTATAGTCAACCACGCACCAGCCTCGACTATCGTAAGGGTAAACGAATGTAAAATCGTCCACCATATAGCAACTAACAAGCGTCTTATAAAGTTTCCCGTTTATTTTGTGGCATACAAAGCCCTTATCCTTAATCATTTCCAATACTCCTTAGTCCATTCTTCCGCCTTTAATTCCTCTTTTTGATTAAGATAACTTTCAAACTTGTTTCCAAAAAGAGTTTCTGGCCTTAAATAATTCTTCATCTTAGGGTCGGTGTTCCATTCTTCATACTTCTTAGTGATGACCTTCTTAAAGTCTTCTACTGTGTGCCCCTCTTTAAGTCTTGCCTTAATGAGGCTTATGGTTTTTGGTGTAGTTGTTTTGTACTTAGAATTGGCAATTTGGTTTAAAAAAGTGATGATGTCGACAACGTTAGTCGACAATATATCTTTATTATTACCTAATATATCCTTACCTAATATATCCTGGGTTGTCATTTGGTTGTCATTTGGTTGCCATTTGGTTGTCATTTGGTTGTCATTTGGTTGCCATTTGGTTGCCAAACGCTTTTCTGCCTTGTTTTGATTGAGGGTATAAGCCCCGTCTTCCTTAATGAAAAGTTGTTGGGCTTCCTCGGTGTATTTGGTAGGAATATAGCGGTCGTTTCGTAAGATATTGTTTAATCTCCAGTGCTTAATAACAATGACACCGCTTTCGAACACGATTACATAACTCTTAGCAATTAGTATCTTTAAATCGTCATCAGTCGCGTGGGTTAAAGCCATTATTGAGCGGGCATTGTTGACGAACCCGTCATCATCAGCCCTCATTCCTAAGTGGAAGTATAGGTTTTGTGCCGATACGGGCATAGTGAGAAACGCGTCAGAGTCAATTATTTCTTTAGAAAACATTCTTCTTTGGCTCATTATTTATCCTCCTTCTTCTTTGGCTCATTATTTATCCTCCTTATTTCTGCGATATATTCATCTTTAGAGAGGCCTTTCATAGGATAGCCTCCAACTTCCTTGTAGTAAGAATAAACCTTGTCATAAGTCCATTCTTCATAGTTCTCTAAGTCCTCGCCATAACGCTTAACAAAGTTGGTTTCACGATTGAATTGGATTTTTCCTTGACCCGATACTCTGTCATCTTCCACAATTGACTCAATGAAAGCGTGAGCGTCTTTCTTAGTGAGGGCTCCACACATTAGGCAAGTGGCGATTTCAGTCAGCGCTCTTGAAACTTTGAAAGCGAAGTTGGTATCTTCTTGATTTTTAGGTATCCAATAGCCTCCGTTGTCGGAGCAGATATAAAGGTCGAACCGATATGATCGTGAAAGAAACTGCATAACGTATTGAGTTCCATTCCCCTTAATCCCGAGAACCTCCCTCATTGTGTCGCGAGATACTTCGTTCTCATGTCCTACTCCGTATTTTTTAAGGTAGTTATATGCTACCCAATGTTTTGTTTGGGGAGAAGAATAATTGTTGGATTGATATTCCTCTATCATCTTACGAACAACTTCGTTCATTGTTCTTAATCTCCTTTGGACGGCTGGGAATTAAATCTAAATAATTAGTTCCAACCAACCGCATCCACTTATCAAGGTCGTTATTGTTGAGCGACAACCACTTTGTTTCGCATATTTTTCTAAGGTTTCTTAGTTCGGTTGGGTCGTTGTGTAATCTAGCGTGGCAAGTAGGACAGAGATAGACCCATAAACCGTTTTTTTCGCTCATTGTTCTTCTCGGCCCGCCGATAATATGATGTTTTTGTAAGACTTCTTTTCGGTTGCAGATGAAACATCTTCTTGCATTCTCAAGTATTGACTTCATTTTGGCTCGTTAGCGAACGTTTCTTCGTCTTCCAGCCATTTACCTAGTAGAGCAATAGAAGACGCGTCTAAGGCACCTAAATTGTGGTCGTGCCAACATTTTTTCGCTTTCTCCTTTCCGTATTTTTTAATTATCGCGAGATACTTGTTTTGGGCGACAGCGTCTAAGGAATTGAATAATTCTAATGGGCTAGAAGTATGACCCATAGCCTCGCTATAGGTAATGTCCTTACCTTGAGACTCTTCGATTACTTTTCTTTTGACACTTTGAACGTTTTTGACATTTTTAGCGCATACGTTTTCTTGTTTATCGATATAATATGGCTGTTTAGGCTCGACCTTTTTTTCTTCTTTTTCGCAGTCTTCCGGTAGGTCTTCACCGGCATAGATGTAAAGCCCTAGCCCATGTCTTCCAACCGCTTTAGTGAGTGATCGCTGGATTGACTTATTGACATCAAACGAGGTCACCTTGTCTAGAGGTATTGAGTTGTTGTGGTTATCCATAACGGGAAGTTCTTCGATATGTTCGAGGCCGTTGACGATAACCCCCGTCTTGACCCAACACGTTGTTCCATCTGTGAAGTAGTTAACCGGGCCAAACTCGGTATCTCTTTCATAGATTTTATAATTTGAGTCGGGATAGCGTTTCTTAAGTTCGCCCCAAGCCCAAGCCCACGAGAGATAACTAAGACTATGTTGCCTACCATTCTTGTCGTATATCTTGAGTTCTTCCGTCTTGTCCGATACATTGATTTGGTTCAGAAGTTCGAAGTAATTCTTTTCTTTTGTCTCCATTTTTATTCTCCTTTTTTTCTCTTTTAATTCGGTTGTAAACTGCGATAGTTAACCTATCTAAGATGTCATTCATTTTCGCCTTTTACGTATTACGCAAAAATTATTCTAAAAAAATGTACTTGATTAGCTTAATTCTAAAGATTGGCAAGAGTTTATTCACGTCCTCGATACTCCAACCAACTTGGCCGTTAATCTTACGGCTTAGGGTACTGATTTCAAAGCCTGTAAGACCTGCTAATTTGGTTAGTGATAATGATGACAACTTCATTGCTTCTTTCATTCGATCTTTTTGATACATTGTGTTTCCTCCTTTTTATTTTTTTGTTCTTGGTTTTCTTTTTCTAATTCGTTTTCAATATCGGCTTCATCTTCCAATGCGTTTAACAATTCTTCGTTAGTTCTGCAACAATTCGCCTCTTTAAATTCTTTTAATTGCTTGAAGTCTTTGATTCCTAAATAAATCATTAAATCGTACATTCTTGAGTAATCTTTGTCGTTCATTTGTCAATCTCCTTTTATGTTTTTGCGTTATATACAATCATATATTACGCATTACGCAATATTTTGTCAATAGATATTTGCTACTTTTGAAAAATATTTTTGTTGCCATTGCAATCCGAATATTATATAATAAGTTGAGAGAGGTAAAAAATGAAAACGTGCGAAAAAATTAAGATGTATCGCGAGAGAAGAGGAATGACGCTCCAAGAGTTAGGAAACAAACTCGGTGTCACTCCCGCAACTGTATCGCGGTGGGAATCTGGCGAAATCAAATCGCTCAAAATGGAAAAGATTAGTACTTTAGCACAAGTTCTCGAAGTATCCACAGAAGACTTGTTTGATGACGTGGGTTCGACTTCTACAAGGTATGTCAGTTCACAAGACAAGTTCACTAATCTACTGATTAGCCTTGTTATGTCGCTTCCAATCGAAGAACAAATTGAACTTTACAACAAGTTGAAGGCGAGAAAATGAACGCCGTCATCTATGCTCGTTATTCCTCCGATAAGCAACAAGAACAATCTATTGATACGCAAGTGCGCGTATGCACGGATTACGCACTTACTAATAATTTGACTATAATAAATACTTATAAAGACGAAGGAAAGTCTGCGTCTAAGGACGTTGAAAAAAGAACGTCATTTTTGAAAATGATTGATGACGCTAAAAAAGGTTTATTCGAAGTGGTTCTCGTTTACAAGTTAGACCGGTTCTCAAGAAACGATTATGATATCGCTATGTTTCGCCACGAACTTTCTTTATATAATGTTAAGATTGTGTCAGCTACAGAATATATTCCCGATACTCCTGAGGGAGAACTAATGGCTGGTATGATTAATTCTTACGCAAGTTATTTCTCTAAACAATTATCCGGGAGAGTTACACAAGGAATGTACCAGAGTGCGCTTAAAGGAAACGCTCTTTCTCTTCCCCCGCTTGGATACGATATTAAGAATAAGAAATATGTAATCAATTACCCCGAGAGCGCCATTGTAAAGGGTATATTTTCGCTCTACAACAAGAATTGGAAGATAGCCGAGATAATCTCCTACCTCAACGAAAACGGGCTTAAAAACAAACGTGGTAAGAGCTTTGTTCCAACTTCGTTCGAGAGGATATTAACAAACGAAAAATATATCGGTATCTACTCCTACAAAGATGTGTATATACCCGACGGAGTGCCAAGAATAATATCTGATGAAGATTTTTATAAGGCGAAAAAAAGACTAGGTGAAAAAGAGCTCAGAAAGCACACCCAAAAAATCTCTTATCCATTGTCAGGAAAACTCTTCTGTAAGGAGTGCGGTTCAAGAATGGTCGGTAAAAGTGCAAAAGGTGGAGAATATGCTTATTACACGTGTCTTAAGTGTGGTTTGTCTTATTCTAAGACCAGACTCGAAAAACAGATTCTAGACTTAATTAAATCGTTTCTAACTGATGATTTTATTGTTAAAACTTCTCAAATGGTCGTTGAATATCAAAATAAATTAGTTGCTGATAATGTCGAAGTAAAAGAACTCAAAAAAGAGTACCAAGAAAAAACCAGGCTTTTTGAAAATATGAAAGTCTTGATGAAGAAAGACCCTATAGCGTTTGAACTTTATAAGGATGATGTTCTTCCGTCGAAAAAGGAGTTGGAAAAAATAGCCGGAGAATTACGAGAGGCAGAAATTACTAACCAGCCATTTAACTTTAACGAGGTCTATAAATCGATTAAAAAATATCAGAACGGCGATGACAATGATCCGGAGTTTCGTGATGATCTTTTTAACATTTTTATATATAGAATTGAGCTAGATAAGTCAGGAATAAATGTATTTCTTAACATACAAGATGAAAAAAAGCAACCTTCTCCGAAGAAAAAGTTGCACTGTTTCACAATGGTACACCCTTACTTTCGGTATGCAACCATTTATGTATAGCGTGTTAATATCCGGAATAACCTAATAAGATTTTTTTCTCTTCATTGGTTAATTCTAAACTATTAATGTACTTCTTGACATCAGTTAGTCCATTAGAGTTGGAATAGCCTAAGTATCCCATTATCATATACTTTTGGACCGCCGAGAGTTTGAGCCCGTTGATGTATTTTTGTACTTTGGCTTTTTTCGACCCTGGAACAATGACGCCGTTCTTATAGTCGGCGGTTAGTGATTTAGCCTCCGCAATTATAAGAGCGAACTTATTGGTGTCTAACGCATAGCTGAATAATACGTTCTTAGTTTTCACTTCTCCTAATGAGGATAGGGCTAAATCATAGTAAGTAGAATAGATACTTTTTATAACGTTGGATTTAGATTCATCACCAAGAGAGATATAAGAAGAATAAGCAATGACACTTTCAATCTCGTCGGTTGCTTTGGAATAGACGCTTTCAAAAGTTTTAATTTGTTTTGCTGTGAGCTTGTTTCCATTGACTGTATCCGGTGTCGCAATTGGCAACGATTTAAAACCTAGTTGATAGAGCCTATTTAATTCTTTCGATACGGCTTTAGATTGACTAGAAGTATTAGTTTCAAGCACACAACCAATAATCGTTTCTGCGAGCTTATCTTGCCCGTTTTCAAGTGCTTTATTTAAGTCGCTTGTATAATATTTTGTTCCAAAGAAATCATCTATCTTATATCCGGTTGCCGGGCTTAATCTTCTTGTTAGCCCCGTGGTGAGATTATAGATATTACGAAGAGGAATACCTGTTAATTCACTAATTCCATATAAGACGTTTTTAATCTTTTTAGGAACTTCTTTTCCGTCGGCAATCGTTGCGAGGGCTTTAACACTTTCGAGGACGTCATTTAAAGCGGTGATAGACATGTCTTGTATCTCATAGCCGTCCGTGAAGTAATTATATACTTCTTTAATGAGAGGAAGTCCACCAATCATATTGCCTAAGACGTTGAATAAGGTTGTCTTAACTTCGTCTTCATCAGTTTTGTTGTAGAGGGCTCTAAATAATAGTCCAACCAAAGCGATGTAAATCGACTGCAAAGTAAGAGAACCTAAAGACTTACAGAGTTGTATCTTAGCGGTTTTAACTTGATTTTGGAGTTCTGTGTTTGTTGGGTCAATAGATAAATCCGATTGAAATTGGTCTAGAGCGCCTATTGCGTCAATCACTCTTCCCGTTGACTTCATAATATCTGATGTAAACATTGTGAGAGTCTTAGCAAGTTGAGAAGATGAACGCATTGCCATACTTCTATCCGTTGCAAAAGCGTTTTGTTGGGTTTCGAGGATAACATTATGGAGCATTTTTCCGGCTTCAACTTTGTTTTCCGTTGTGCCGATTTTAAGGCCTTTTGTTCTTTCGACTTCAACTTGACAAGCGCCGAATACTCTTTGAATGACGATTCTGTCGAAGGTTCCAATGCCCTTCATCAAATATTTTCCGACCGAGGAAACCTGGTCTAAGACACCTTCGGCCTTGACAACCGTCTGATCGTAATTTCTAAGTTCGGCTAAAGAACAATAAGTATCAACATCACTTGAGTTTATTCCTATTCCTTTAACGATTGAGGACATAGGAAGAGCGTGCCACGAGGCTAGAATTGAGGCGAATTGTGTGAACCATATCTTAGGATTAGCGCCGAGTTGATAAACTGCCATACTGCCTCTTAACCTTGAAACAATTTGGGAAAACTTATCACCTTTATTCATTCCTTGCATATCTTTTACAAGGTCAGATAGATAATTGTCCGCTCCCTTCCAACTTGTTTGACTTTCGGTTTTTATGGTTCTTGGTTTATTTTTATTGCCCGATATATCTAAATTGTAAAGCCGATTAAAATTATCAAAAGGAATGGCGAGATTAGCATATTGTGATATTCCCTTAACGTGCCTATCAAATACTTGGTCTACGTTCCTAATGAGTAGGGCTTTGCGGTTAGTAATTCTGTCCTTATTAAAAGACTTCGAGGAAACCCTTCCCATTTCGTCCATAAAATTATCGCTATCGATTGACTTGGCGATATTATCTCTTGAGAGTGGGTAATAATATCCTTCTTTAATGTTTGAATAACCGAGTTTAATAATATCGGTTTTGGCCTTTTCTTGCTTACACTGATTATTATAGACGTCTTGTAAGATACGGACATACTTCATATCTAGGTCGGACATCTGTTTTTTAAGTGTTTCAAGAGCGCTGCTAACTATGTTCTTAATATCTTCATCGGTGTAAGACTCTGCCGAGCCAAGAGGTGCATTCTCGATACGATTATTTTTCTCATCATAATAAGTATAGCCCGAATATACTAAGCCTTTCCACGAGTCGGGCTGAGGCATTGTCATCATTAAGGACATTCCAATTCTTAAAGGAAGTTTAACACCGTTCAATTCAACTGTATCGCTCGATAGGTGCTTGATATAGCCTTTATTGTCTTTGTAGAAGGCTTCAACGTCCTTTTTGAGCCTCATCTCCATTACGGAGGCGTTAATTGTTCCCTCTCTAAACTCATTTAAGGTCGAAGTATAAAAGCCATTATGGTAATGGTCGGCTCTTCTTGCGATAGACATTGGGTCATTGAAGGCGTCAGAGTATTTTTCGACTAAGCCACTTCTAACGGCTTTCTGATACCACGTTGTCCGCTTTCTTTCATTATTCATATTGATTATGCCAACGTCTAGTTTAGCGATTTCAACAGCGTCAACATACTTTCCGTTTACGATGATTTTATTAAATGTTTCAATAAAGTTCTTAAAATAACAACATATCGTTGATAGGTCGTTTATTTCGCCGGTTTCGAGTTCCCCTTCACCCGTTGCAATCTCTTCGAGCATATCTTTTATTTCTTCGCTATAACTCTGATTTACAACGTTATTGTCTTCTGAATACCAATCATTGAGTTCAGAGATGATTTTTCTTGTTCCGCTCTCGTTAAAGGTTCCTCTTATATCAATCCTTGAGAGTTTAAGAATAATCTTCTCTAATACGGGGTCGTGATACACACTCGAGTTCACGAATAGGCCTGATTTAAGGTCTTTTAACCTTGAGGCATAGAAAGTCGCCCGGGCGCACGCTCTCGTTCTCTTAAGGGTATCTTCCATTTTAATCACAAGTTCGTTATATCTATCTTTAAGGGTTTGAGTGGTTTTATTGTTTAAGATAGAGAGAATATCTTCTCTCAGTGTATTTCTTAATCCTTCTAATTCTTCACTCGACAAGTAGTTTTTAAACTTGGTTGAAGGCGTTTCTGCGTTCTCTATGATATAGTCAGCCATACGATTGGCTATATCTTCTTTATTCACTTTTAGTGACTGAGAATTAAGTTCCACTGTTAAATAGTTCGCAAGGGCTTTTTCTTGCACTTGGGTTAAAGAGGCAATCCTATTCCCGTCTTTTACTAAGGTGTTGTCAAAGATTTCAAGAAGAGCGCGTTTAATTTGGTTTTCTTGATATACTTTGGCTTGAGTTTGTGCTGCGAATTGTTTAGAGATATCAAGGCTAGATAAGTTATCAAAACGAGAAACTAGTTCTTCATTTTTAGTATCGTTGAGAGAAAATTTCGTTGGCTCATTTTCAAGTTCGTCAATCCCTAGAAAAGTTTTTGTTTTATCCCAACTTTTAGTTCCTAAAACTTCGTCATAAATGCCATTGCTTATATTATTTATTGTATCTACAACGCTTGATAAATCATAATAGTCGGTCTGGTTCATCATTGCTGAAGTGTGGTGCCAAGAAGATATTTCAAAGTTATTCTTAATGGTTTCACTACTTACACCAAAGATTTTACTTGCAACGGAGAGAGGATATTCTCCGTTTATTTTCGCTTCAATCGATCGTGATGACTCACGATTAGAAACATATCCCGTTCTAGTTTGATTTTCTTTATAACCTTTGCTTAATTCCTCGTTATAATTATCTATATTTGAAGATATTTTAATTAATTTTAAGTAGTCATTTGTCGATATATTTAACTTATCTGCAACCGCTTTTACATTTTCTTCGTGTTTCTTTTTTCTTTCAATTTCTTTTTGCTTTTCTTGTTCAATATTGCCGATTTCTTTTTGTTTTACTGCTTTCATTTCGTCAGCAATTTTATTTATTCCTTCTTTAATAGTCTGTTCGTCTAAACTATATTGATAATATCTGTCACGGGTGCGCGCAATAAAAACGATATTATCTTCGCCCATAGTCATTTCTTGTATCGACTCAAATACTTTGCCTGGAATATTTCCGTTATAGATTTTATTTAAATAGAGAAGTGATTTGTTGTCAGTCTTATTAATGTTTAATTCTATGTCGGTTAAAGCCTTTGAATTAAAAAGTTGCGCGTTTCTTTCTTTTTTTAGTTCATTTCTAAGTTCTAAAACGCTGTATTGTTTTCCTTTATAATTCAAAATATTTACATTGAACGTATCTTTAGTCGAGTATTTTGGCTCTTCGTCTTTTCCCATAATCTTCCCATTTTTCCAAGTCTTCCCTAAACTTTCAAGGGCTTTTATATACTTATTATAAATGGAATTATAGGTTTTGTATTCTTCTTGTGAAAGATTTTTCTTTAATTTAAGGTTATCAAGCATAGTCATTACTTTTCCGATTATCGAATCAGAGGAAGATATACGCTTAATAAAGTTTTCATTCCCAAGTATTCTTTCACTTTGTACTGCTGGAAGTTCGCTCACTAAACTAGATATGACTTCAAAGTCTTTAGAGGTATAATCTTCGATATTTGTTTCAAATACATGGTTAATTTCATTTTGAGTAAAATAACCCCGGTCTACAAGGCTTGATATAACCTTTTGGCCTTCTTCAGTATAAACACCGTCTTTTTGTAAGATTGAAAGAAGGGAATTAGAATAATCTCTATATTCCTGGGTTTTTTCGTTTCCTTCTATGATATGCGTTGTTTCGTGCGGAAGTGCTTTCTCCCAAGCGTCGCTATCGAATTGGTCTTGTGCGATATATATTGTGTTTCCTATCTGAGAGGCGTTGAAACCGTCAACGGAATTGGTGATGACATAATTGATCGTTTGCCCGGTTTTCTCTTTTAGGCCGGCTAATGCCTTCATAAACTTCTTGACGTTCTTCTTCTCAGTTTCGTTTAACTCACCCGCATAATTGAAGGCGATATCAGCGTTTCTAAGTTTGCTGTAGTCCTTAGAAAGTTGTGTTAAGTCGGTTTTAATCTTTTCTTCGCTAAGCGTTGCACTAGCCGATGAAGTAATTTTTTGACCCTTATAATCATCTTTGAGTTTCCCACTATCATCGAACGCGCCATTAAAATTGTTCGTTTCTTGCAGTAGATAACTTCTTGACTCTTCTTTCATGTTTCCAAGTTCGTTCTCAAGTTTGGAATAGTAATTTTGGAGGTTATAAAGATATTCACTTCTCTTGTCTAAATCGGTCGTGGTGTTAGCCCGTTTAATATTTTCGTCAATGAGCGAAGAATAGTTTTCAACCCTTGAGAAGTTAGTAATTTGTGAAGTCATCGAAAACGGGAGTGCCGTAATTGCGCCAGCGAGGCCAGCCTCTCCCATATTCTTAATCTGCGACCACATTTTTTCACCAAAGGTATTCCCCTCTAGGTTAGACCCTATTTTACCCGTGTAGATTGCGTCCAAGAAGGGTTGAACGGATTCCCCCATTACTTCCTCAACACCTTCAGAAATTGCGCCTTTAAGCACGCGAGAGGCAATAGTTCCACCCGTGTTTTTTATAAGCGTGTTCTTTGGAAGAAAAGCGTTGGTAATTCCCTCACCACCAATCATTTCGGTCGCGCCCTCAACAATTCCCGAGGCGGTGCCATAAAGCGCTGCTTGACCGAGATTTGCCCCGTTATTAAGAGCGGACTCTGCAGATTGACCGGCAGATGAAATAGACTCTCCAATTAAGTTGAGAGCGGATACTCCACCTTGAACGGCGGACATTGTTCCGGTTGTTGCCCCAGCAGCTGCTCCAAGGCCGGAAGTCACAAGAGATACCGCCACAAGTGGAAGCATTTCTCCGGCGGAAAAAACAATCCCACTAGCCTTATTACCAAGAGAGGTAGTTTGCCACCAAGAGTCTTTATTTTGACTAGTCCAATCCTTGACTTGCTCCCCCGACCAATCATACTTAACCTCATTGGTTGCTTGATTGATTGTGGGATAATCCGGAAGAGATGTAATAGATGTAGTGGAACTATTCCCGTGAATGGGTAGTGATTGTTGTATCCCCGTTAAGTAAGGCTTAATCGTCTTAAAATAGTCGGTAATTCCTTCTCCGGATTTTAGAACGCCTTCGGAACTAATTCTAAAAAAATCAGATAAGTTCTGTTTAATTCTCTCGGCGTCCGATAAAGGATTATCCACCGATAACGTTCGTG